TCGCACTGGCGAAGCTGAGCATTGCTGCATAGGGGGTCAAAGCGGTGGAGCATGGTTAGCCTTTCGAGTTGGGAGATCCGCCGAAAGCGAGCATGTGGATATCAAGGCAATCCGGCCAGCCATTAACGAAAGCGTTCATGGTGTCGTAAGCATCGGTCTGGTTGTCGGTGTGATAGTCGGCCCCGGAGAGGTCGAGCCCGGTCTGGGTAAACCTCACGGTGTACTCGTCACGGTCAAAGTAAACGGCGGCGCGGCGGTCTTGATTGGTGATTGCAACAAGTAGGCGCATGGTCAGGCCTTCTTAGCGGTGAGGGCGATCGCGGTTAACTCGTCGCGGAGGGTTTGCTTGTCTTGATAGCTAAAGCCTTCAAGGTCGGAACAATAAACGGCGTAAACATCGGCCCGGTCATAGGCGTGCATGATTGAGTACTGGTCAAGCTCACAGCGGAGGATGTAATCCACGCCCCGGTCAACGTCTAGCATATAAACAATACCGGGCTGGATTTCACAAGCGGCGATGCGCTGGCCGGCTTCCGAGTAACGGCGGCCGGAATTAAATTTAATGATTTCTTGCAGGTTCATGTCATAAGCTCCAAAGGGTGGGGATTAGTCTTGCAAGCGGTAGGGGTTCATGATGTATTCAGGATCAACGCGATCAAGCCAGCTGTCGGGGTCGCGGTTGTCAACGAAGTCGCCAATTGTCCAGAGGGTCGATTTGATTTCGCAAAGCGTGTCCATGTCGAGCTGTCCGGCATCGTGCAAGCGGTTAGCGTCTTTGAATAGGTCGCTAAGTTGTAGGTTTATGTCGATCAAGTCAGAGCGGGTGATGTGAGGATTGCGAGCAATGGATAGGGCAATGCGAGCGGCGGCTGCAAGTGCTTCTGCTTCGGTGATGCGGTCAGCTTCAAAGGGTGCTGCGCCTTCAACGCGTACAAGGGCTTCCAATAGGTCATTCAAAGCGGCGGCGGCCTGAGCTGCAACAGCGCGAGCTTCGGTCATGCTGGTAAAGCGTGACTTGGGATGGTCAACGGGGCTTCTGCCGGATGATTCAACCGAGAATTTGCCGCTGCGGGTAAGGATCAGGTTCATGTCGTTTGCTCCAGGTGTTAGGGGTTGGGTACTGCTTCGCTAGTATCGGTGACAACATGTCGGCTGTCAATAGCCAATTGTCAGCTGTAACCGACCATTTGTCGACGACAATCGGCCTTTCGGACGGACGGTTGACTGCGCCCGATAAACGGTCATAATGCGTTTCTATTTCGTTCACACGGGGAAGGCATGTCAAGCGAAGGCCCAGAGTTACCAGCGGCGGCAGTGCGAGCAATAGGTAAAGGGATACCAGCGGACAAGGTATTGATGCCACACGTAGAGCTATCACCTCGAGAGCGGCAGTTCGTTCAACGCATGGCAGAGGGCGCAGGCAAGCGGGAAGCCTTCATCGAAGCATTCGAGCCCGGCGGAACCTCGAGGTCGGTTAGCACAGCGGCGTGGAAGGTGGCCAAGCGGCCGGAAGTGCAGCAAGCGCTCGCGCAACGACAAGCGGTGGAAAGGTTGAGGTATTCGCAGAATCCCCTTCGCATAAGGGATTTCCTTGTTGACGAGCTCCAGCACATCGCACGCACTGCCAAGAAAGACTCCGACCGGCTCGGTGCTCTCCGCATGCTTGGCCAGCTGGCGGACGTTGACGCTTTCCAGACTCGCACGATCGTTACGCATGAGCGCGCCGGCGACACCACAGCGCGACTGCGCGAAAAGCTCGCCAGGCTTGGTGCGATCGAGGTGGAGACCCGCCAAGTGGCGGAGGGGGGAGATGACCCCACCCCACCCCCACCCCCACAAACAGGCCGGGCTTCTGGTGGGCCGAGTAGGTCCAATAATCCACACCAACGATCCGCAGAAAATACGCTTACGCCAGACTTACACGACCTTACGCCAGACTTACAGGGGTACCCCCTTGAAGATGAGAATACTCCGCCACGTGGCGGAGTTTCTGGGGAAGAGGCCCCCTTGGAAGATGGGTTGGGTTCCCATAGTGGGGGGAAGAAAAAAAAGGAGAAGCCGATTTGGCAGGATCCGAAGCGGTGGTATGCGGAGACGATGGGGGAGGTGCCGAAGATAGAGTGGCAGCCGAGGGAGGAGGCTAGGGATGAGGTGCAGAAGAGGTTGAGTGATGACGAAGGCGGAGGCTAAGGTTTTATTGGCGGTGAAGACTTGGTGGGAGTTGTATCACTTTGGGCCGTCGTATGACGATATACGGTTTGTGTTGTTACAGGATAGTAAGAGTAATGTGCATAGGCTTGTGAAGAGTTTGTGTAAGCAGGGGTATTTGAAGCGTACGCCTGGGAAGAGTAGGAGTGTTAGGGTGGTGAGGAAGAAGGATGGATCTTAGGCAGTTGGCCAAGGCTGCGGCTGGGAAGCTTCATCTTCTTACGGAAGAGGAGAAGCGGTTACTGCTTAAGGAGATAGAGGAGTTAGAGGCTTCTGATGCTAAGCGTCAGGCTCAGGGGTATTTCATGCCGTTTGTTAAGCGCATGTGGCCGGGGTTTATACCGGGGCGGCACCATGAAGTGGTGGCAAGTGCGTTTGAGGATGTGGTGAACGGGAAGAACAAGCGGTTGATTATTAATATGGCGCCGAGGCACACCAAAAGCGAGTTTGCGAGTTTCTTGCTTCCGGCTTGGTTTCTTGGAAAGAATCCTGAGAAGAAGGTTATACAGACATCGCATACGGCTGAGCTGGCGGTTGGGTTTGGTAGGAAGGTTAGGAACTTGATTGATTCAGAGGAGTATCACGCTGTATTTGATGATGTGAAGTTGAAGGCTGATAACAAGAGTGCTGGCAGGTGGGCGACGAATAAGGGTGGGGAATATTTTTCGATTGGTGTGGGTGGATCGGTTACGGGTAAGGGTGCGGACTTATTGATTATTGATGATCCGCATTCAGAGCAAGAAGCGAAGTTAGCTGCTCATAAGCCAGATGTGTTTGATGCGGTATATGAGTGGTATACGTCTGGGCCGAGGCAGCGTCTGCAACCTGGCGGGGCCATTATTATTGTTATGACTCGTTGGTCGTTGAGAGACCTGACGGGCCAAGTGATTAAGGCGAGTCAGACGAGGGGTGGTGATGAGTGGGAGGTAATTGAGCTTCCTGCGATCATGCCGTCTGGTAAACCGGTGTGGCCAGAGTTTTGGAAGTTAGAAGAATTAATGGCGTTGAAGGATGAGCTTCCGGTAAGTAAGTGGAATGCTCAGTATCAGCAGCAGCCGACGGCAGAAGAAGGTGCGATTGTTAAGCGAGAGTGGTGGATGCGGTGGGAGCATGACAGGCCACCGCCGGTAGATTTTATTATTCAGAGTTGGGACACGGCGTTTTTAAAAAGCACCCGGGCGGACTTTTCGGCTTGTACGACTTGGGGTGTGTGGACGACGGAAGAGGGTGATACCAATATTATTTTGCTAGACGCATTTAAGGACAGGTATGAGTTCCCAGAGCTTAAGCAGAAGGCTTATGAAACCTACAAAGAGTGGGAGCCAGATGTATTTCTGGTTGAAGCAAAAGCAGCAGGAAGTCCCCTCATCTTTGAACTCCGGCGTATGGGGATCCCTGTCAGTGAGTACAGCCCAACGAAAGGGAACGACAAAGTTGTACGGCTAAATGCCGTATCCGATTTGTTTGCGTCGGGAAGAATATGGGTGCCGGAGCGCAAGTTTGCTGATGAGTTAATTGAAGAGGTCGCGGCTTTTCCTGCGGGGGAGCATGATGACTTGGTGGATTCGATGACCCAAGCTTTATTGAGATTTAGGACGGGCGGGTTCTTGAGCCTACAATCTGATGACGAAGACCGAGAGCCGATGTATCGTCGCAAGGTCGCTTATTACTAGGAGCCAAGATGGAACCTGCACTTTATCCTGCGCCTTTGGGTTTAGACGCCGCCATGGAATCGCCCGCGGAAATTGAAATTGAAATCGAAGACCCTGAGTCAGTAGCTATATCTGCTGACGGCGTAGAGATTGTCTTTGAGGCGGAACGTGATCAGCCTGAAGATCATGACGCTAACCTGGCCGAATATATAGATGACCGGGAGTTGATGACCATAGCCAGTGATTTACTTGATGACTTTGAAACTGATCAGTCATCACGTAAGGAGTGGGTCGATACCTATGTAGATGGTTTAAAGCTTCTTGGTATGAAGTATGAGGATAGGACAGAACCATGGCCAGGTGCCTGTGGTGTGTTCTATCCATTGCTTTCCGAGGCGGCTGTAAGGTTCCAAGCTGAATCGATCATGGAGACTTTCCCTGCGTCCGGCCCGGTCAAGACGCAAATCGTTGGAAAGCTCACTAAGGATAAGGAAGATGCAGCAGAGCGTGTAAAGGAAGATATGAATTGGCGCCTGACAGAGCAGATGCCAGAGTACCGACCTGAGCATGAAAAGATGCTGTGGTCTTTGGCGCTAGCAGGATCAGCATTTAAGAAGGTTTACTACGATCCGGCTTTGGGCAGACAGGTGTCTATGTTTGTGCCGGCCGAGGATATCGTGGTTCCTTATGGCGCAAGCGATCTTAGATCTTCACCGCGTATCGCACAGATCATGCGCAAGACTAAGAATGAGGTGAAAAAGCTTCAGCACGCAGGGTTTTACCGAGATGTTGAGTTGGGCGAACCGTCAGGGATGCTTGATGACATTGAGAAGCGTAAGGCAGAAGAGCAAGGTATGTCTGCCACGATGGATGATCGGTACAGAATCATCGAAATGTGCGTGGATTTAGACCTTGCCGGATTTGAGGATAGCGATAAAGAGGGTCCCACGGGTATTGCATTGCCCTATATCGTGACCATTGATAAGGGTACAAGCCAGGTTTTAGCGATAAGGCGCAACTGGTATGCTGATGATCCGCTGAAATTAAAGCGGATGCACTACACACACTATATTTACATCCCTGGTTTTGGGTTTTATGGCTTTGGATTGATTCACTTAGTGGGTGGTTTTGCCAAATCTGGCACTTCTTTGATCCGCCAGTTGGTAGATGCAGGTACTTTATCTAACTTACCTGGCGGTTTGAAGTCCCGCGGGCTGCGCGTTAAGGGTGATGACACACCAATCGCCCCCGGAGAGTTCCGTGATGTGGACGTTCCATCAGGATCTATTAGGGATAACATCCTTCCGCTACCCTATAAAGAGCCAAGCCAGGTTCTTTATCAGTTATTACAGACTATTGTTGATGAAGGAAGACGATTTGCAGCTACGGCTGACATGCAAATCAGCGATTTATCAGCAAATACTCCAGTAGGTACGACGTTAGCAGTATTAGAACGTACATTAAAGGTAATGTCTGCTGTACAGGCGCGATTACATTATTCAATGCGCCAGGAATTCAAATTATTATCAGCGATTATCAGGGATTATCTACCTACTGAATATAATTATGACGTTGATTCGCCAATTGGTAGAGCAGTTAAACAATCTGATTATGATAATGTTGATGTAATTCCTGTATCAGATCCAAATGCTACAACATTAGCGCAGCGAGTAACGCAATATCAAGCAGTATTGCAATTAGCAGCGCAAGCACCGCAAATATATGATATTCCAGAGCTTCATAAACGAATGCTTGGTGTATTAGGTATTAAAGATATTGATAAATTAATACCTGTTACAAAACAATTAGAACCGCGTGATCCAGTTTCTGAGAATATGGATTTATTGGTTATGAAACCAGTAAAAGCATTTATATATCAGGATCACGAAGCGCATATTGCTGTGCATATGGCTGCATTAAATGACCCATTATTAAGACAGCAGATGCAACAAAACCCGATGGCAGGTCAAATGATGGCTGCCGCGCAGGCTCATATTAATGAGCACTTAGCATTCTTGTATCGCAGGAAGATTGAAGAGCAATTAGGTGCGCCATTACCTGCACCTAATACAACGCTACCTGAAGATTTCGAGGTTCAGTTGTCACGCCTTACGGCGCAGGCTGCACAGCAACTATTGGCACAGAACAGCCAGCAGGCGCAGATGATGCAGAACATGCAGGCGCAACAAGATCCGGTTGTGCAGATGCAGCAAGCTGAATTGCAGATTAAAGAGAAGCGAGAGCAGCGTGAAGCGGCCATGGATAAAGCTGAGATTCAATTAAAGCAGCAGGCGCAGGCTGAGAAAGTCATGTTGGAGAAGGAAAGAATCGCTTCACAAGAGCGCATGAACAATCAAAACAACCAGGTCAAGATGATTGACAAGGCTGCTGATATTCAACGAGGTGGTCAATGAATTTCCCCGAGGCGGTAAGCCTGGAGATAAACAAGCAAATCCGCTATGCGGAGGAACAGCTTGCCCAAGGAAGTATCAAGTCCTTTGAGGACTACAAGTTCGTCTGCGGTCAGATTCAAGGTCTGTTGATCGCAAGACGCATAAACGAAGACCTTGCAAACAGAATGAAGGATCACGATGACTGATATGTCAGAAGCAGTATCTGCTGAAGAGCAGGCAACGCAGCTTCCAGTGCCCACGGGCTATAGGATGTTATGCGCTTTACCGGAGGTGGAAGATAAATTTACCAACGGTATTTTGAAACCTGATGCATTAACCAAACTGGAAGAGTTCAGCACGGTTGTTTTATTTGTCATCAAGCAAGGACCAGATTGCTACAAAGATCCGGCCAAGTTCCCTACGGGCCCATGGTGCAAGGAAGGTGACTTTGTGCTTGTGCGTGCTTATTCAGGAACGCGCTTCAAGATTCACAACCGAGAGTTTCGTTTGATTAATGACGACACGGTAGAAGGTGTTGTGGAAGATCCACGTGGTTATAGCCGCGCATAAAGGAGTTTTATATGGCAGCAGAAAATGAAGGAAAGATTGAAGTCGAGGTGGAAGGCGACTCAGTTGAGATTGAGATTGAGAATGATGCGCCACCGGAAGATCGGAATGCGACACCACTAAAATCAGATCCGGCTGATATTCCTGACGATGAGATCAGGCAATACTCAGATAACGTCAAGAAACGCATTCAGCAGTTGACTCACGCAAGGCATGACGAGCGCCGTACGAAGGAAGAGGCGATACGTGAGCGTGAGGCGGCACTGGCATATGCAAAGCAAATTGCAGATGAGAATGCACAGCTAAAGGCTAAGCTAAGCAGTGGCGAGACGACATTGATTAAAACAATGCAGATCGCTACTGAAAAAGAGCTTGATGAAGCCAAACGCAAATACAAGGAAGCGTTATATACAGGCGATGCAGACAAGATTGCAACGG